CTGAAAAGATGGCACGGGCCAACTCTTTGTCGTCTTCGTTGATTTCTTCGGGGTTTGGCAGGCCGTCTGCATCGACCAGCGCTGACATTGCAGCAGCCACCCGTGTCTCAAGGGACTCGAAGGTGGGAGAGAAGTCCGCAATCGGGACGTCGTAATCAATCGTTGTTTGGTATGCCATGGAGGGAATCGCACTCCTGAAGTTGGGCGAAGTGTACAGCAGTTTTGTAATTTTTTGCAATGGCCTTTTTATTTTGGTACGGGGGGTGTTCCTATATGAAGGGGGTGGGGTCGTCATGTACGTTTTTTTAAATTTTGTGTACATGAGGTTGGTGTCATGTACGTTTTTTGTGGGTATTTAATTAGGTATAGGAATGTGGGGGAATGGTGGTGGCGGATCGAACACTCAGCGTAAGCGGACGCGTGGAGTCCCAGTTGCCAGTTGTGGGCCCGGGGGTAGGGTGGGGTCGCAACCCGCCAGAGTTTTAAGGTTAAGGGTTGGCGCTAGGGGTTGACAATTAATTATGTATCGGTTACATTTACCCCATCGAGTCAATCCCGATTCGATACAACCTAAAGGAAACTTCATCATGGCTAAATCAACTGCCACTTTCGCCCCCGTTATCGCCCCCTCTTTTGGTAACGCCGTTATCAAGTCTTTTGAGGGCGAAGCCCAAGCAATCGCAAAGGCGCGCATTGCCCAAGATGCGGCAATCCAAAAAATGCAAGATGCGTTCATCATTGCTTGCGACAAGCCCAAGCCTGAATTCATGAAGGGCAATGCCGCTACAAATGCGGCACGCTATCAAGTGAAACAGGTGTTCGATGCGCTGGCGGAAAAGGGTTTCATTTCCAAGTCAACGGCCGCCAGCTATCAATCCGCCTTTTGGATTGCTTTTGAACAGGGTATCCCTTTTCAGCGAGACTTGAACAACAAAAAGGAAACACCCGACAATGTAGGCGAAGGCGCCGACAAGCCAAAATCCGGCGCAGTGGAAAAGACTGATATTCCGGCTTTGCATAAGACTTTGAGCAAAGCACTGGCGCAAGCCCGGTTGTTGAATCAGACAATTTTCGCCGCCGACTTGGTTGACCTTATCACTGACACTTGGCCCGACTTTAAAGAAACAGTTTTGGGTAAGTAAACCGACAAGCCCCCCGGCCGGGGGGCTTTAATCTTAAGGGTAAATATCATGCACGCAACAACCGAAAACCGCTATTCCACTTTCATACCGCATGACAAATGCGAAGAAATTTTCTTGGGGGATATTTTGGACACCGAATCCGCCGGCACCCGCATTAAGGGGTTGTTGATTTTGCGGTCAACCGATACCGCAACGATTGAGCAATACCACGGGGAAATCACAGTGACACCCGATGGCGTTCTATTTTCTGAAGATTGACCGCACCAACCCAACCGCCCGGCTTTGCCGGGCTTTTTTTTTCGCCCCGAGTTTTCGGGGCGGCCCCGTTTCCCCACACCTGTGGGGAAACGTCATAGTAGTGCGACCGTGGGGGAGAGGGCGAGCGAGAGTGAGCGCGGCCGTGCGTGAGTGAGTGAGTGTGGCAGGCGCGAAGCCGGGCCAAAAGTTTTAAGCTTAAAAGATAGTTGTTGTTGCGACGCGTGTATCAAAATTTTGGGGTTTGTAACAAAACTGGCGTACACGAACTAAAGCAAATAGGTATGAGAAAAAACATAAGCAAAATCAACAACTTACGGCAGAGAGAGAGAGAGAGATAGAATAAGATATATGTATATGTACAAATGTACGCTAGTTTAGATATGAAAAGCTAGGGACGGGCTTTGGTCTTTTTGACTGGCCCTTGCAAAGTTTTAATGTTAAAAGTTTTGATGCAGGCAGGGGGTCTCTGGCAGGCTTTTTGAACCCTGTTACTCCGTATCACTCACCACAAATAAATCCACATACCGTCCTCAATCCAGTGTTTATGGGGCTTCCAGCAATTTAGTAATGATTTTCACTTTTGTAGCACGCAACCAACTTTCTGTATCCCCGTATCAACACTACTCATAATCTGTTATACTGCACCCCTCAACAACTCTGCCCACCGAGGCCTACTATGACAGACAGCACCAATACCAAAGCCGCCGCAATGCGCCCCATCACCATTGAAATCCCCGTGGTCGTGGCCCACCGCATAAACGAAACCTTTGAAGGCACCCTCGAAGATGCCACACGCGCAGGCCTGCAAATCCTCAACGGCATGGGCGCTCCCGCATACAAAACCCTGCAAGAGTTGGCCACACAACTCAACACATCCCCTGCCAAAGTCTTGCGCGTAGCGATTGACCAACTGCAAAAAACCACCAACCGACTGCACTTGGGCCGCTCCGCCGCTGGCCGACCTGTCGTGAACCAAGACCGTGACGCAGAGATTTATGCCCGAACCAGAGCAGGCGTGACCCATGCCCAAGTAGCCGCTGAGTACAGCCTATCCCTTGTAAGAGTTGGGCAGATCGTGGCCAAGCACCGCGCCATGTCTGGGGATACACCCTTGCGTACACCGGGGAAAATCAAGAACGCACCGCTTCACCTGCGTATGTACGATGACTTGGACAATGGCATGACTGTCGGACAAGCCGCTGTTAAATATGGCATGAGCCCTGACGAAGCCGCCCAGAGATACGACGCTTACAAAGCCAAGCTCCCACCCAAACCCAACATGCTCGACCGCATCAACGCCGCGCGTATTGCAGAACCAGAGGAGAAAGTTTTAAGCTTAGAAGTTTCCGAGACGACCCAACCGACCCCACCAACACAACCAAAGAAACTGGCAGTCATCCCGCCGTCCATGCGAAACCCTGAGATGTTCCAAACGCCCAAGGAGATCAAGCCGATCGACTTCGACAATCTGGACAACCGCATCTTCGACGAAGACCTGCCACTGTAAGCAACCAGACCAAGAGGCATTACTATGACAACTCACAAACACCCAGAGTTTCACACAGTCGAGCTCGACCTTCCCCTTGATGTGGCCGATGAACTGGCGGCTAAGGCTGGCAGTGTCGATGCCGCCGTGGTTCATGCACTGCAGGAATATTTAAAAACAGACTTCGGGCAACGCAACGCGGTCATTCGCCACGTCCACAGTACAGGCAAAACCATTGAAGCCATAGCGCGTATTTATGCCATGAGCCCTGAAGAAATTCAGAAAATAATCAACGGATGAGCCAAATTGAGGGGTAAATCTACCCCTCATACATAACAAATAATGCTTGACACAGGAGTACTTTTGTGGTATACTAATATCCTGAGTGGGAAATCGTGCCCAACTCTTGGCGACCCTTACATTTCTTGGCGCCTTTGTTCTTTAATAATCCAGATACCGTTAAGACTAACCATAACTTTTAAGGTTAAAACTTAGTCGAGCAAGCCGCCGTTGCAACAATGCAAAAGTCGTGTAGTAGGAATTAGGCCAGACCGTGGGATATGTCACTGCAAAATGTGCGTCCCCGACATGGATATGGGATTACTTCCCACAGACGAGAAGGCGTCCCGTGTAGCCGGGGCATTGTGTGGAGTATGAGTAGTGTGGCGACAGCCACCGAAGAAGAAAGCACAGTGCAATGCAGACGCATACTACCTAAATGGTCGGGTTCCTCTCAGAGAAATCTTGCATGAACCCTTGGGGGTGGGACAGCACAAGCTGGATATATCACCCCGACGCAACCTATCGTAGTCCAAGGACACCCAGTGATGGGTGGCATCCTGAAGGGCATTGAGACAGACCTCAGTGTCCTTTGTGATGTAGCAATTCCGCACATCAAACATTTAAGGTTAAAACTCATGAACACCAAATACAAACTCGCATATCAGGCGCTCAAGGTTATGGGCGTGCCTGTGTTCACCAATGCAGACAACGATCGGCTTGGGAACTTCTTCATTGATGGTGAAGCACGCAACAGCGACTTGTGGATTAGCTACCACTTCCCACCACCGCACTTTATCTTCGGCGTGAACCCTGCGCTTGAGTCCATCCTGTCGCAGTTCAACTTGCGGTGCGAGTGGGTCAACCCTAGTTTGATGGCGGTGTACGAATCATGACTATCTTTGAATGGTTTGGCCCGACCGGACGGGGCAACTACGGGTACACCTACAAGGAAGACGACGAGGGATACTCACGAGCGATGGGTATTGCATCTGTATACAGGGACGGCGACTACTACAGGGTCAATGTCAGCTACCACCTCGATGCAGTGCTACCCAGCAATTCGTACATCCTACGCAAGAAATTTGCCACCGCTGAAGCGGCCAAGCGTGCAGTGGAACGCAAGATACCCGGCCTGATCGCCGTGTTGAAAATCTCTGGAGGGATTGAGATATGAACTACGAATGGTACCAAGACCTGAACAGCCCACGACAGCACTGGCTGTATGCAGACAAACAAACTCGCGGCCTTGTGTATGAGTTGCGTTGCGACAACGCGTACAGCGTATACGGCGAGGACTATCAGAAGAACCCGTTTGCTCGTGTGTTTCTGGGCGTGTTCCCCACGCTCGGGGAAGCCAAAGACTTTCTCGTCACCATCACAGCAAGCCAAAACATTTAAGGTTAAAAGATGATCGCTGATGAATACAGAAAAGACGGCTATGTCCGGCGTGTGTTCGATGACTGCGTGTGCTTCACGCCAACGATGGCGTATGAGGCTCGTAATGTGGAGCAGTGGGACTACGACGTTGTACGCCTTGCGTTTGTGCCGGACTACCACGTTGCAAGGTGGGAAGACGAGCACGACGAAGAGGGCAACCCATTCATGACCCTGCTCAGCACACACAAGACACTGGCCGAAGCCATAAGCATTTGCAAAGTGTTGCTGGCCAATGGGGGTATCAAGTATGAGCGATGAAAAGTTTGTATGGATAAACAATGTGCTTTGGTATGCCAACAGGCCGACTGTCGCCGGTTGGGTTGACTACAACGTCGCAAGCCAATTCTGGTACGCCCGCACTGCGGGCACTGTTAACCATCCCGTGGTTCGTGCGGAGTTCGACAACAGAGAAGCCGCACGAGATTTTTTAATGTTTTTAGCATCAACACAGGAGAACCAATGAGACACCCCGAACCCCTATGCCCCTCATGCTACATCGAGGACATACCCCTGCAACGATACGCACTTGGGTATCGCACATGCCTGACTTGTGGCGAGAAGCAAGCCAAGAAGGTCAAGCACACCATCGCACCGATGCCAAAGAGCAACTACATGTTGTTCACAGACCTGTCTCTACTCAAGGGACTGAACTCAAGCCACAAAGGTGGAAACCTTTAACCTTAAAACTTCGGAGAAACAATCATGAACGCACATACCAAACTCACAATGCACCTCGAACGCCACATGTACAAGCGTGGCGCATACAAAGGCGAAGCACCTGCCGACTCATCGCGCAGGGCCAAGTCACACTTCCGTGTCATCAAAGGCAACGGAGGGCAGATGCTCGTGCGTATGCACAGCACAGACATCATCACGGCCTACGAAGACGGGCGCATCACTCTCAACACACGGGGCTGGCACTCATCCCCAACAACACGGCGGTGCATGAATGAGGCGTTGACTAAGTTTTTTATCCGTGGGTACATCACCTCTGTGCGTAAGTGGGGCCACTCTCAACCCGGCATTACCATCGACAACAAGACCTACGCTTACTATGACGGCATGGAGTTCAGCGCCGATGGCACCCTCCTGACACCGGCCAAAGTGTTCGTAGCCAAACGCACCGACCCAGACGAAACCGCAGAGTTCCGCGCAGACATTAAAGAGTCTGGCTTCGTTGATATGTTCCCTGTGCTGTACTCCGTGGCCGAAGTGCCAAGCAGTTCGTGGATGGCTTCAAGTGCAAGACGCGTGATGACCAACGACGCTTACTCAAACGAATGGCCGCTCCTCGTCGCACTGGCAAAATACCCCAACTACTGGTCACGCCTGAAGTCTACGCCGTACCACGAATCACCCAAACATGCACTGCGAGCACTCATCGCAAGCTGTACCAAGAACATGACTAAGTTCGTCGATACCGACGTGACCGTCCTGTAAGCCGAGCGCAAGCTCATTGTTTTAACCTTAAAACTTCTTTCAACTTTTCTCAACTTCCTAAAGGAATCAATCATGTCAATGTCAATCACTCTGTCCCAAGCCGCTAACCTCATTCGCAATGTCGGCTCGACCAACACGCTCCTCCTGCGGGGCCAGCCCGGCATCGGTAAATCCTCTATCTTGCAGACACTTGAGCGTGAACTGCCAGACTATCAAATCTGCTACATCGACGTGGCAAACCTCGACCTCGGTGACTTGGGCATGCCTGTCATCGACAAAGACACAATGGTCACGAACTACGCCCCCAATGCTCGCTTCGGTGTGGGTAAGGGTCAGACACGCCCTGTCGTGCTGATGCTCGACGAGTTGGGTAAAGCGTCCCGCCCTGTGCTCAACATGCTGTTGCCTGTGATTCTCGAAGGCCGTATTGGTGATGTGCCGTTACCAACGGGGTCTATCGTTTTTGGGACTACGAATTTGGATACAGATGGGGTCGGTGACAACATCCCAGCCCATGCGTTCAACCGCATGACAGTCGTAACCGTGGCCAACCCCACCTCTGACCAGTGGATTGAGTGGGCATCAAGTCACGGCGTGGCTCCCGAGATCATGGCGTTTGCCAAGCAGTATCCGCAGGTGTTCGACTGCTACGCTGACCTCGACAAGAAAGACAAGAACCCCTACATCTTCAACCCTATGACTGGCAATGTGCGAGCCTTCTGCTCGCCTCGTTCGCTGGCTAAGGCATCCAACATCATCAAGCAACGCAGTGTGCTTGGCAGTGCGCTCATCCCTGCCCTCGCAGGTACTGTCGGCGAAGCGGCGGCTCGTGACATGGAAGCCCTTGTGAATCTGGCTGACCAACTGCCGCTGTTCGAGAACATCGTGAAAGACCCACTCAAGACCAAGGTGCCTGATAGTGTCGGTGCGCTGTTCATTCTTGCCTTCATGTTGGCTGGCCGTGTGGATGCTGACAACCTCGACCCTGTGATGGACTACGCCGAGCGTATGTCTGACAAATCATTCGAGGCGCATGCCCTGTTCGTTACCTCACTGGCATCGAACCGCACCAAGGTTGGTATGGCATGCAAGAACCGCAAGTTCACAGCGTCCGCCGCCAAGCTGGGCAAATACTTTTAAGGTTAAAAGAATGAACACCGAACCCGTAACACTGGAGCAAGTCAACAAAGCCCTGAGCACACTCACCGTGCTTATGGCGGAGTGCGACGACCACCCACAAATGGAAATCTTCAGCACCTTGTTTACAACTGCGTACATGCTCAAACTGCGACTCACTAAGGAGAACCCCCATGCTCGTCATTGAACAACAATCCAACGGCAAGAACATCGTCAAGATCAAGAAGGACTGGCACCCCAACCGCATCGGCAAAGCCTATGCACCAGCCAGAAATTATGTGGACAGTCACTTCATGCAGAAACTGCAAGGCGCACTGTTGGCTAAGCCGGAGAAAAAATCATGAGAGAGTTCGTCAAACACCTGATAACCGCGCTGAAGGAAGATGAGTGGATCATCAAGGCTCACGCCATCAAGCACGTCAAATCATTTCTCGTCATCGACACCGACGAGATGCAACCCTACGAGACGCCGTACAAGTTCACATGGCTTGAACGCAGAGTAGTCGGGCACTACGTGAAGAAACTGAAAGACCGCATGCTGTTGACCAAGTTCATCGAGTACAGGCTCAACCCGCGCAAGCCGGGGGCCTACTCGCATGAGAACACATTCCTCCCATAACTTTTAACCTTAAAGGAACAATCATGAGCAACGCTTTCGACATGGTGCGGAAAATCCGTCACCTACCCGGTATAAACCTCAAGGCAACCATCGAGCCGCAACACATATCCAAGCGGGTGAAGAACGCCGCGCAGAAGATGATTCGCTCTGGTGTGTTGGTGGGCGGGTACACAAGCAAGGCACGAATACTTGCTGAGCAGATGTTTGACACCCACCACCAACAGGCAGTAGGTTCGGCCACTACATGGTCGGCTGTCGCCTACGACATGGCTCTCTTGACCAAGGCTGGGCGGGAACATCTTGTGGAGTTGACAGAGGCGGCAAGGCTTATCGCGCACACACAAAGTAGGGATGCCATGTCCGTCAACGCACGATTCGACGAGCTCATTGCGCGTCTGGGCTTTGCCAAGCGAGGGCGATTCGTTTTCTACGCTGGGAACGACAAGAACTTCCACGCCCAGATGCTTGAAGTGATAGCCGCATGCCGCACACCTGAGCATGTCAAGGCACACGCGGCACTGGCCGATAGGCTGGACAACCCCGAGCCAATCACCATCAACATCTACGAATAACTTTTAACCTTAAAACTTTGGAGAAACAATCATGAATGTAGCTGATCGAATCAAAAAATGTCACATCGCAATAATGCAACACAAGAAGTTCTGTGCGTACTCTGGTGTGTTGGCATGCGGCAAAGTCACTGTGTCTGAGGATGTACCCTCCGCCGCAACGGATGGCTGGAATGTTATTTACAACCCCAAGTTTGTCGAAGAGCACATGCCTACCGACCCCGAACTGCGCTTTCTCGTACTGCACGAAGCAACGCACAAAGCCTATCGCCACATGGTGACATGGAAGGGCCTGCATGCTGAGAACCCACGACTGGCCAACGTCGCCGCCGACTTCTTCGTCAACCTCACACTGCACGATACGGACGATGGTGAAGGCTTCATCAAGATGCCAAAGCTGGGCATACAGCCCGAACCCAAGTACCGTGGTTGGTCTGTGGCCATGATCTACGCCGACCTCAAGAAACAAATGGAAGACCAAGAGCAGGACGGTGAGGGTGGTAGCGGTGAGGGTGAAGGCATGGACGAGCATGACTGGACTGGCAACGAAGCCAACGGCGACCCAGCCAAGGAGCAACAACAAGCTGACGAGATTCAACGCGCCATTCGTCAGGGTGAGATCATGCGTAAGAAGCTGGCAGGTAAGGGTGCTGGCCAAGCGGATGGTCTGTTCGGTGACTTGCTTGCCCCCGCCATCGACTGGAAGAAAGTGTTGCGTGAGTTCATCACCGAGACATGTGCAGGTCGTGACGAGTCTTCATGGCGCAAGCCCAACCGCCGCTACCTTGGCATGGACATTTACATGCCCTCGATGGTAGGCACTACTATGACGGAACTCGTGATCGGGTTCGACACATCGGGTTCGATTTTTGGCGGCGGCGAAATGACGCGCTTCGTGTCTGAAATCAAAACCATCATCGAAGATGTGAAGCCAAGCAAAGTGCATGTGATCTATTGGGACACACGAGTTGCAGGGCATCAAACATTCGAGGACGGACAGTTCGCTGTTCAGGAACTCAAGATCAAAGGCGGTGGTGGCACAGACGGCTCTGTGCTGTTCGACTACCTGCGTGACAAGAATATCAACCCTCAAGCCATTGTGCAGTTCACCGATGGTTATGTCGGCGATTGGGGCCGCAGTGATGTGCCTACCTTGTGGGCTGTGACTTCGGAATTGCAAGCACCGTTCGGCACAACGATTCGTGTTGAGGTCTGAAACTTTTAAGGTTAAAAGAAATGAAATACCGAGGCCCTGCCAAACCTGTCCCCACCCACATTGAAATCGTCAGCGACAAAGCTGAGCGGGTGATCTTCCTTTTGTTGGCCATCTACTTGGCCGTGTTCCTTTACTTGGAGTGACTGAAATGAAATTCTTTAATGACCTGATCGACCGACTGTTCAAAGCCTCGTGGGAACGAGCACAACGGCAAGAGAAACTCAAGCGAGAGGACGACAGACCCCTACTTGTTGCATCTACCGAGCCGTCGCCACACAACCTCAACCGTACCTTCACCATCACCGAGGCGCTCAATGGTTCGTACATCACATTCCAACGGCGCAAGTACAACCCCAACGGGCCAGATGATTACCGGCATGAGGTGTATCTCGTGCAGTCAGGTGAGTCTTTGATTGATGCGATCAGCACTGTGCTGGTCTTAACGGAGAAATGACATGGGATACAGAAGCGATGTAATGGCACTCATCTATCCTGATTCGTATTCGAGTGAAGAAGAGCAACGCGCCAAGTACGAGCAACTCAAAGTGCTGATGAACACAACCTTCAAGTCGGTGTCTGATGAGTTCGGTGACCCGTACATGGAGTGGGTGGACGATAAATGCGTGTTGCAGTTCAACATCTCTGATGTGAAGTGGTATCCGTCGTACCCTGATGTGCGGATGTTCGCGCAGATGATGGACTCGTTCAATGGCACGGAAGATGAGGGGCAGATTCCCGGTTACTGCACTGAGTTTGTCCGTATCGGCGAAGACTCTGGTGATGCTGATGAAGTCCATACGGGCGACGACAATCAGTACTACCTGTCCGTCCGCAGGTCTATCGACTGCAACTTATGACGCTCGATGACTTTGAATGGGTGGAGCGGGGGTTCGACAACTACTTGCTCATACACAAGAAGTCCGAGTTTCCCATAGTGCATATCAACAACTTTAACGGTTGGAAAGTGCAAGTATGGAAAGAATCTACGCGCGATGGCCCACTGATGGAGAACGCGCTCGACTTGGATGCGGCCAAGGCCGTGGCCATGATTTACGCCAACAAACATATGCAGGAGTATGAAGATGCCTACAAAGCTCTCGCCTACAGGGGCGCTCTCCGCAAGAGAGCTCCAGAGTATCAACCCGAAGCGTTTCCAACAGGAGTATTTAACGTGGACAAACTACGCTCTTGAATACGACTGGTGGGACTACATGGAGGAGAACTTCAAGTCCGACACTGCCGCTAAGGGGTTCGATGTTGACCGCATACTTTTCAGCCTGTCGTACAGCCAAGGGGACTACGCATCGTTCGAGGGTCGAATCAATGTGGCTGAGTGGATGGCGGCCAAGAAGTACGACGAGACCTACCCCGCCTTGTACCTAGCGGTCAGGGACTACGGTGAGTGGGCACAGGTGACTGATAGGTATCGAGGCAGGGCTAGTGTCAGCTTTGAAGGCTATGTCACTGGCAACACACACCCTGTCGGCATCTTCAAACACCTTGACGACGAGGCGTGGGACGACCTTGTGTACGAGCAGTTCACCGCCGCTGGCCTTGAAGACGAGATGCAGTCAGATGTGGATGCCCTGTGCCGCAAGTTGTACAGCGACCTGCGTGACGAGTACGAACACCTGACGAGCGAAGAATCTTTTATCGAGTCGTGCGAGTGCAACGACGTAACTTTTGAAATTGAGGAGAACGAAACATGCGATACCTTGTGAAAATCTGTGAGCGGCAACTTGCCCTCACGCAACATCAATTGGAAATCCTGATGACCGCAGTGCATGACGCAGAGCAAATCTCTGAGAAACATGTCGGCACTGGCAAAGGGTCGCAGGGCTACCAGAAAGCATATATCCCATCCATTGAGGTTAAGCAACCGCACGAGTGGTTGCAGGCTACGGTCATGGCCGAGGATTATGTGGACGCCATCAAGCTGACGATGCGGCTTGACGAGGATGGGTCATGAGAGCGAAGTGGCGAAAAGACGCCTACGATGTTGAGCATTTGGAGATGCACACTTCCAAAGGTTGGATTTACATGGGCTGGGTCGAGCCTACGACCGGGGGCTTCAATGCGCTCGCTTGCTGGATTTCAAACGGGGACTACCCCGAAAACAAAATCTTCGAGACGGCCAAACAAGCCCGACGCGCACTCAAAGCAACTGCAACTGTCGCCATCATCGGCGGCTTTCGCGGACTCCACGAATAACTTTTAAGGTTAAAAGAAATGAAAGATATAACACTACTGACCAAAATTGTGGTCGGCGAAGACTATGGAGCCCCGGCTATTGACGCCGCCATCGGTAGAAAGATCAGCAACATGGCGCTCACTGATGACGTGCTCCACATAACGTTTGCAGACGGGTACAAGTTGCGCATATCGGACGAAGGGCAATCCTGCTGTGAATCCCGCTACATGACCACTGACGATGCACTCGACGATTATGTTGGCGCAGTTCTGATAAGCGTATCGGTTTTGGATGCGCCGAACATTGAGCAACTACCAGACGAGACTGGCTACTGCAGTTCGGATGAACACGAGGTGCAATTTTTGCGCATCACTACAAGTAAGGGCGACGTAACCTTCGCCTCCCACAATGAACACAACGGCTACTACGGTGGCATTTCGGTCTACGCACGAGGAGAAAACGCATGAACTACATCACTGAAATCAAACCCTCCGCCGTTGCTGGCGTCGCTCGTTCTGCCATGATGGTGGACTTGCATATCTCCGTGTACTCGGGGCGCAAGCAAGACAAATCAACGCAAGCCGAGGTCGTGGCCAACAAGGGAGCCAACTCCAAACGCGCCGCGTCCGTATACAAGAACCTGTTCAGTGAGTGCAAAGAACTCGATGCGCTGACCAAGTTCCAAGCGCGAGCAAGGGCCGAGCACTACCGCCTCACACTGCCGTGGAACGACCAAGGTGCAAGGCTTTTGCCCACTGCCTCACTGCTGGAGTACCAACAAATCATGGGGCGTTACCGCAACGAGTTCGACACACTGGTGGATGCGTTCCTCGACAAGTACGACACACTGGTGGCGGCAGCTGCCTTCCAACTCGGCACCCTGTTCGATCGCAAAGAGTACCTGACACGCGCTCAAGTTGCACTGCGCTTTCGTATGGAGTCGAGCTTCACGCCACTGCCTACGGCGGGTGACTTCCGTTTGGATGTGGAGAGCGAAGTACAACGCGACCTGATCGCTAAGTACGAAGCCCAGCTGGAGAGCAAGCTGGCACAAGCCAACCGCGATGCGTGGGAGCGACTGCACGATGCCTTGTTGCGTTTGTCTGACCGACTGACCATCGACGAAGACGGCAAGAAGAAAGTGTTCCATGACACAACCGTCACCGGGGCAGTGGAGCTGTGCGAACTGCTCACCACAATGAACATCATGCACGACCCTCAGCTGGAGTCAGCACGACGTAAGTTAGAGGAAGTATTGTCAGGGGTAACGCCAAAGGAATTGCGCGATGAGCACAGCACACGAGTTCAAACCAAGCAGCAAGTTGACCAAATTCTGGCGGCATTTGACTGGGGAGACGCAGAAGCAAGCGTGGAGTAAATCCACGATCATGATGGAGGACGCTCGCGCTACCCGCAACGTCCCTCCCGGCGCTTTTATACAAATCACCATGCAACAAACAAATGACCGCGAATACAGATACGAAGAACGACATGGGGAATATCTCCTCAAGTGCTGGCACGACGGCGTTGAAACTTCATGGCGCAGCTATGTTGACCAACGGCCTGAATGGCTTGAGCGCATCCTCAATACGGCGGCGGTTGGGGGCCACCTCAAGCGCGTACAACAACCCCCACCCGATGCCATCGTGTGGTTCACCACCGACCTCGACAACAACCTCATAACCTTTTTGGAACTCACATGATTTATGACAACCTGACAGACGACGAACTTATCCGCGAAGCCGATGGGCACAGCGGCCTAATCAAAGCACTGAGCGAGCGACTGGAGATGCGGCAAAAGCCGCACATGTCCGCCTTTGAAGAGCAAGCGTTCTTCATGCGAGCGTGTGGCCAGACGACCAGTGGGTACAACTACGAGCAGGCCATGATGTACCGGGAGCTGGTGACTGAGGAGCTTGTCGAGTTGGCGGATGCCGAGCATGCGAAAGATACCGTTGCGGAGTTCGATGCTGTGCTCGACCTGATTGTTGTGCTGATTGGCTACGGCCTGTCACGCGGCTGGCCTATGAATGATGGTTGGGCAGAAGTCATGCGCTCCAACATGGCCAAGATCGACCCTCGCACTGGTGCAGTGCGCCGCCGTGAAGACGGCAAGATTCTCAAGCCCGAAGGCTGGACACCACCAGACCTCGCATCCCTCCTCCACCCCGCACAACGCGAATTGTTTTAAGGTTAAAAGTTTATGCCTGATCTCAAATCTGAACTGTCCAAAGTCATTTCTTCTTGGGACAACCCAACCCCTCCCGTACAACAAACCCAACCACAACCTGCCATGCACCACAACGTCACTTCCAACGTCACCCTCGCCACTTTCAATTACGTCCGTGACAACCCCGGCAAAACTCGGCCTGATGTGGCAAACGCCATGCTGGCACTCGGGTGCAAGAAATCATCCTCGACTTCGTTGCTGTCCCTCATGGTCAAGCAGGGGCACGTCCGCGAAACACAGGGGCTTCTCTATGCCAACCATCCCACATACACACCGCTCAAGTCTGCCCGAGCGTTTGCTAAAGCCAAGGGAATCAAGCTGAACCCACCCAAGGGCAAGGCTAAAGTTGAAGTCAAGGTCGAAGCACCGGCGCCAGCCGCACCCCAGATCAACAGCGCGTGGGATGCAGAGACACTGCTCAATCACTTGAGCATCAAGCAAGCCCGTGCTTTGTACGACGAGCTGCGCACCATCTTCGGGGGGTGATATGAGACACCCAATATACAAAGTGCTGGACTTTTTCTACGAGAACGACAGGGCGCGGAAGATGTGGTTATTCGTGGCGTGGGCAGGGCTTGTGTTTTGCACACTCGGCATGGAGTGGTGGCGAGGTGGTCTGGTCTTCCTCTTTGGACTGCTGATTCACTGGCACGGATTGGTTGACGGTGCAAAGAATGTGAGGGAGATCAAATGAACGTCGTTATCTACACCAAGCACGGCTGTCCAAATTGCACGACGGCCAAGAACCTGCTGGCAAGCAAAGGGCTGGGGTACATCGAGATGCACGACCAGACGGACGAGTTTGAGTTTGAGAAGATGCTCAAGGCTCACCCTGAAGTGCGGCAGATGCCACAGATTTTTATCGAAGGCCAGCGTGTCGGCGGCTTGGCTGGACTGCAAGCGGCATTGAAGGAGATGGGGTTATGACCGCTGAAGACATCATACGCATGGCGCGGGAGGCTGGGTTTACAGTGGGCCCATCAAGAGATGGCCCAGATGACGTGTGGGGCGTTGGCGCAAACCTTGAACGCTTTGCCAAGCTGGTACGAGACGACTATTCAAACAAGCACGCGAACCTTTGGCTTGATCGTTGCCACGCATTTATGCGGACCGAGCGTGAAGAATGTGCGAAGGTGTGTGACGAGTTAGCTGGAATTCTGGCCTGCCACAACGACAAAGATGGCTCTGAAATCTGCATAAGCCTGCGTGACACCATCCGAGCAAGGGGGAACACATGAGCAACATCATTCCATTCAACGGCATCACTCGGCTTGACCTCGACCCAGACAGGGTGCTGGAGAACACCAAAGGGAAACTGGAGGGTGTCATACTGATTGGCTACGACAAGCAGGGGGAAGAATACTTCGCCTCAAGCTACGCCGATGGCGGCGACGTGCTGTGGCTACTGGAGCGTATGAAACTGCGACTGCTGAACGTGGAGAGTAGCGAATGACAACCAAAACAACAAACGACAATATGGCGCTGGTGGATATACAGCACCATTGGAAGCCCATCGACAAGGCGAACCCGCCGCCATCTGGCGTGAAGCTGCTGCTCATTGAGCGCAAGCTGGGCGTAGCCGTGATCGGAAACTACCGCGCCGACTCCACATGGACGCACTACGCAGGACTGCCAACTTTTGAGAGAGAACCATGAGAAAGCGCAGTAAGTACCGACCCAAGGGGGTCATACGCGACACCATGACGTGGCTGCAAGCTGGCATGAAGAAGGTTGACGCAATCGGTGCGGGGACTACCCTGAAGATTCGCAACCACGATGCCATGAACACCCTGCGTCTTGGCACTGCCACACGCCGCGAAATCGACGCGATCATCGACGCCATGAATGTGGCCGAAGCTTTGTGCAAACGCGGTACGGGTGGTGACTGGCTACCCGAGATTCAAGAGGCACAAGACCACTTGCTGGCAATGGCTCGGCGTGGTGTGGCCAACGGCCATCGCTTCATTGTGCGCGGCGAAGAACTCAAGGCGCTGAACCTCGGCATGGAAGTGCATGATGCACAACTCGAAGCCGTAACCGTGCGGGAGTTGGAGCTGGCAATGGACGATGTTATGGAAAACCTGCGTCTTAAAAAGATGCGACCAATCGTGGAGAAAATAAATGAGTAACAAAAACACAGGTGGGCCAGCATACCCAAGTCCACGTTGGGAAGGGTGGGGTTCGCCGCAAGAAGGCATGACCTTGCGCGACTACTTTGCGGCCAAGGCGATGCAGTCAATCAGGGAAACAGCCCCTGCCACAACCTACGAACACATCGCGAAATACTCTTACGAACTTGCCGATGCCATGTTGAAAGCGAGGGAAGCATGAACATTGATACCCTTGACCTTGTGCGGTATGACCCCGCACGTAACTGTTTTGTATTGAAAGGAACCACCATGCACACATGGCCAGATGGCACACCCAAGTCGATGAACAATGCGTTTAACTGGCGCGAAGGCAAAGCAACCGCAGTACCCTTTGTAGCGAACAAAAACCACCGAGCACTCGATCTGCACTCTCATGGAAACATCTACACCTACACCCAAGCAGCCGCGCCGTCAAACAAGTTCAAAGGCGGCGTCCCGCCCAAAGGCAACAAAATGTATACCATCAAAAAGCAGTAATCGGTTATGGCCGTTCCCGGTCGTCATCGGTACACTACCGTTCCCCGAAGTTCCACTCCCACCCATTGAAGAAGCACTACTATGACGCAAATCGAAATGTTCCCTGATTCAGAAAACGCTGACGACATTCAGGTCAGCGGCAACCATTACAAAGACATGCCCATCCAGCCTTGGCACATCATGGAAGCCGTGATGACTCACGATGAGTTCGTCGGATTTCTCAAAGGCAACATCATCAAGTACAGCTTGCGAGCTGGCCGTAAAGACGGCAGTGACGACGCAGGCAAAGCCAAGCACTACATGAAGAAGCTCCAAGAAGTGAACGGGTTCTGACATGGCAACGCCGGAAAGCCTTGTAAAGAAAAAAATCCATGCGATTCTCAAGTCGCGTGGGGCTTACGCCGTCAACTACATTGGCGGCATCTCTGCCAACAACGGCACCCCAGACATTCTGGCGTGTCTCCACGGCCGGTTCATCGGCATCGAAGCGA